ATTTTATTATAAATATGGAATTATAAAGGAACTACTTTACCTTTAATATCTTGATTAGGGTATTTAACTTCAAAAATACTAGGATCTAATGAAGGGTATATAATTTGATTTTGAGTGGCTCCAACTATATCATAAGCATATTGAGAATATCCTGAAGTGGTCCCAGCTTTATTTGATATGTTAATGGATTTAACTGTTTGAACACCTTTAATTTTATCTAATAGTATGTAAAGATCTCTTAGCATTATAGGTTGATTGATTTGCCATTTATTTATACTAAAATAATCTTGTAAAGATGTGATACAAGCTAATAAAACTTCATTATTATTATATTCAGGAAATACTATAATTTCAAAATCTACACCTATATTAATTATAAAAGCGTCTCTGATTTCAATATTATCCCCAATCATTCTATATTGAGATAGATATGTTCTTAAATTATTTTTTAATGTTTCAGTTGCATAATCTAATTGACCAATACTATTTAAAGATAAAACATATAAATTTAAAGTTTCAATTGTAGAAACTTGATCATCTGTTAATTTAGGTTGTTCAATATATGCTTTAGAAACATTACCATAATCAGAAGGCATACTTAAAGCTCTAATTAAATAATCATCAGCTGTAACTGATCGTTTTTGAGACGCTACAAGTGCTAAAGAATTTTGACGAATTTGTTCTGGGGTATCACCTGAACCTCCTCCACTGGCGGCTATTTCATTATTAGTAGCTAATGAGTTAAAAATATAATTAGCAATAGTACTATTTAAATTTGAATTATTAAATTTAGTATTATTAGTATCTAATTGGGTTAATGTATTAACACCAACATTAGATGAAACTCCTCCTCCAGTTAAATATCTAACAGTTAATGTTGTATTTGAAGGAGCAATTCCATATGTTCCTGTATAAAGAAAGTTTACAGGAGAATAAGCTACAGTTAATTTATCTTGTTCAAAAGGTAAACCTAAACCAACATTATCAGCATTAGGTGTTATTTCTTCAGTTATATCAGATGGTGATCCAGCCCCAAATTGTAATGTAATTGATGTTGGAGAAGTTATTCTAGTAGCAAATCGTCTTGCTACTTTTCTTAATCTTAAAAGATAAGGAGTATTATCTATTTTATTAGGATCATTTATATTAGTATTTTTAATAGGATTTAAAACCATTTCTTGCCCTAAATGATCTACTTCATACCATGTATTTCCATCAGAATCTGTTATATCTAAAATTTTAATAAAATCATTAGTACTTAAAGTGACTGTATTATAAGGGATAGGGTCAGTAAAGTTATAATTAATAGTATTAATAGTAGAAGAAATAGCTTTTCTACTTTTTTTTAGAAGAAAATATTGAGGTATATTATTAGATACTTGATAAACTGTTATTTCAGTTGGATCTTGAGAACTAGATATTGAAAAATCTATTTTATCTTGAATTATAAAAGAAACATTATTAATAGAACTAACTGTAGAGTTTTCATTAATAGTTAAAGCATAATTATAATCAGGAAAATAATCTGCTCCTATTTGTATAGCTGGTAATTGTTGATAAAAATCAATAATGACTTGAGCAGCATTAGTTATTTTTGGTTTATACCCAAACATATAAGCTAATTCATATATGTTATTTGTTTGTTGGGCATATTGAATAAAAGTTTCTTGAAATTGGTTATCTAAATAAAAACTTAAAACATCACCAACATATGACACTTGTTCCATAAACATCATACCAGGTGATGCTTCTGAAAAGTCATTATATGTTTGGGGAAAATATGTTTTACTAAATTCTATTAATCGTTGTCTAAAATCAGAAAAATCACGATTAATATATTTTATGTCTCTATTTGTTGTAGCCATTATAAAGTTATTGTTTCATTGTCCATATTGATTTCTAAAGTATCATTTATGTTTGTATTTAAAACACTATATTTAAGAATCACATTTATTTGATTATTATCATTATCTCCAGTCACAGTAAGACTTTCAACTATAATATTTGGAAAAAATATTTGAAGTTTATCATTAACATCTTCTCTTAAAAAAGATAAATTATCTAATGTAATTTGTTCAAATACAAAGGCTCGTAAACCTCCTCCAAATAAAGGATTTAAAGGTCTTTCACCAGGGTTAGTAAGAAAAAAATTAATTAAATTATTTTTAATAGCATCTTTAGTTTGATAATTTGATATAAAAACAGCTGGCCCATTTAAAGGAAGATTCACTCCAATAGCTGTACTTGGATTAAAATCAAGAGGTGATATTTGTTGAGGGCTAAAAGCCATTATTTGCTATTTAATAAATTCATTATTTGATCCATTCCTACCTCTCCAGCTCCTAAATTTCCATTTACAGGGTCACTTATTTGTGGTTTAAAAGGTACTTGAGCATCATTTGAAGTAAAACTTAAAGCAGTTTCATTCATAATATCCATGTATGCTTTTCTAGTATCCATTACTGGTGGGGTAAAGGTTGGTTTTATAGTTTGTGGGGGTGAATTATATGATTCTTTAACAACTGTTTTTGGGCTACGAACTGCTTCTAAAAGAATATCTTTTAATTCTTCTTGGATTGCTTCTCGCACAGCGTCTTTAATTAATTTTTTTAATCCGTCAGTTTTCATATGTTTATAAATATTTAATTAATCTGCTTTTAAATTATTTTGTTGAATATAAAATATTAGTTCATCAATTAATATTTGATCAATAGAACTAAATGACCATTCTCCTCTTAACATTACAACACCTTGTTTATTAGTAGCTGTAGCTCTTCTACGTTTTAAAGGTTTATCTGTTATTTCAGTTTCTACACCCATTGTAAATCCATTTACATCTGTAACTACTGGAGATGTTTGGTAAGATTGTTGGGTAGTTAATTCTGTTAATTCTATAGATATTTGTTCTTGAGATTGATCTGGGTAGCAATATTGGATTAATTCATCTAAAATTTGTAGAAGTATTAAAACTTGAGATAAAGTTTCTTGTAATAATCTTAAAATAGATAATGTATTTGAATTATTAGTTTTAAGTATATTTATACTATTTGATAAAAAAGTTTTTGTATCTTGTATTCCATTAATTACTGATATAGGAATCCCAACACCTCCTACAGCTGATGGTGTAGGGGTATTTTTAAGAGTTTGATATAATGTATTTGTAGTGTTTATAATATTTTGACTATTATTTAAAGTTGTAGTAAGTGAATTAATAATATTAAGAGTATTATTTATTTTTTTTACTAAATTATTTTTAGTTGATATTGAATTACTAACTTTATCTTCTGAAGGGCAGGTGATTAAATCTTTAATTTCATCTAAAGCTGCTTGAGGATTATTTTTATATTTTTCTATTATATCTGTGATATTACTAATTCCATAAGTAGATACTAATAAAATTATTATTCCTGGGATGACTGTTCCTTTTAAAGTATCTATGTTTAGATTTAAACCTTCTTGAATTTTAAATTCTAGATTTACATCTTTAGTAGTATATTCTTCTACAACAGGATCAGGAAATTCAAGATATTTTGAAATCTCATTTTTTAAATAAGATTCTAAAGGATTTAAAGTAACTATTCCTAAATTAGATTTAATACTTTTATCAGAATTATAAGGAATTATAGATAAAAAACTATATTTTTTTAATTTAAAATATAAACTAAAATTAGCTGGGTTAAGGTTAGTATTTTCTATATCGGGATGTCTTATAACAAATTCTCCTTTATTATTAGTAATACTTCTTCTTAATAATTTATTTGTAACTAAAACACCAGGAAGAGGTTCATTAGTTGTTTTATTAACTACAACTCCTTTAATTTCTTTAAGTTCAATTACTTTAGGGAGTTCAGAGTAAGTTCCATCTGATCCAGTTACAGGAATTTGGGGTAGATCAATTCCTATTAAAGATAATACATCTTGTAAATTTATTTCTATTGAACTAGTATTTTGGTTATCTATAGCCATTATATTACTTTAGTAGTTTTAGATTTAAGACTATTATTATTTAATTTAACCAAAATTCCATTTGTAGGATCATTTATTATTTTTAATACATTACCAGCTATAGCATTATATGAAGTTGTTAATACTCCTCCAGGGTAATCTCGTTGTACTCTAATAACAGAAGCTAAATCTTTAACCGCTTTTGTTAATTGGGTAAGTAATTCAATAGTGTCATTACCTAATAAAACTGGTTGAATAGCAGAATTAGAGCCTAATTTTATATTAGTTGAACTAATATAATGAGATGCTGCATCTAAATTTATACTTCCATTTGTAGTTAAACCTATAGATTGTTGTGAACTTAATATAATACTATCAGTTTTAGCATTTATAGTTATTTTATCTGAGTTTAATATAAGTTGAGGTTTAGTAAATTGAGATGGAAGAGTAGGTTGAGATTCTTGAGGGTATGATTGAAATAAAGAACTAGCTAAAGTTAAAGGGATTTGTTGGTAAGAAGATAAATAAATAGATGTTAAATCTTTATTTATATCTTCAATAATAGGTTCAGCTCCAAAATTACTTGAATTAGGATTTTGTCCATTTCTTATAATAGTTATAGGGTCTCCATTTGTACCTGATTTTGACCATGGATTTTTTGATTTAGCTGTACTGCTAAATCTTAAACTACTTCCCCATCGACTTTCATACATCACATCTCCTTCAAAAGGTAATAATGGGTGAATATTATCACGTTCTTCAAATGTAGAATTTTCTAATTGATTTGGAGAATTATAATTTAATCCAGGATCAGTGTCAGGTACTATATTAGTAGCTCCAGTAAATGATTGAAGATAATTTACAGTTTGTGAGTCTGGGGTAGGGTTGTTTAATGGGGATGGTGAGGGGTTAATGTTCATTGAAGCTGCACCATATAATGAAAGTGGGGTACTATAAACAAATTGTCCACCTGTTGTATTAGGAGCTATAACAAAAGATACTTTTACAAACTCATTAACTAAAGGTATTATTTTTCTATATGGGTCAGAAGGAAATATATTAGTTATAATTTTACCAGTTGGTATTCCCCTACTACTAATACGTTCTCCATTAATAACTCCTACCTGAGTAAATCCTTCATTAGTTACAAGATTAACACTAATTACTCTAACTAAAAAAGAATCAGTACTAGATTTGTTAGATTTATCTGAAGATTTATTACCTAGAGCATTATTAGTCATGGCTGGAAAGCCAAATCTTCCATATTGGTTGCTCATTAGTCTTTAGGGTTAAATTTTTTAACTTCAGATAATAATTGTGCTTTTTCTTCTTCAGTCATTCCAAATCCTTCTTCTTCTGATTTACCTGAAGCTAAAGCACGTTGAATGATGGTAGCCATTTTAATTAATTGCTCATCATTTTTAATACCTAATTCCATATATTCCTTAATTAAAGGAACAATTAAAGTAGCATCACCAATATCATTAATAAGTGGTTTTAATTCACCTATTAAAGCAGTAATTTGTTGCTCTTTTTTCTTTTGGTTTTCGTAAATTTCTTTAAGAATATCTGAGAATTTTTTCTTGCCGAATACATTTGATTCTAAATTACTCATATGTTATTTTATTTATAAATATAGATATCAATTAAAGTTGAAAATCTATATATCCTTGTTCTAGGTAAAATAAATAATTCTTTTTAAATACTCCATATAATACCCCAGCTATTTTAGTAATTTTAGGGGTTTTAACATCAGGAATCATTTCATGTATATAGATGTATAAAGCTTTTTTATTAAAAATATCAATATTATCTCTTTTTCTAAATAATTCTAATATAGCATCAGCTATTTTAGCGTCATTATTTTTAGGAAAAATCACATAAATATTAACACTAACAAAATCAACATATTGATTCATAAAAAAAGATAATTTATCATCTAATTCTGATGATTCTAAAGTATAAGAATATGAATCATCTTTTGATAATTCATCTATTGATGTTTTGCTTGTTTTACTTTTATAATTTTTTTCATTATATAAGATACACCAACGTTTTACAATAGTGCCAAAATATGAATATGCTTTAGCTCCATTTGCTGGGTTAAAAAGATGAATTTTAGAAAGTAAAAATACAATTATCTCATGTTGTAGATGTTCTAAATTTTCTACTTCAGTATGATAAAATTTAAATGTATGGATTATATTCTGAGTTAACTTAAAAAAAGCGTAATGAATTTTTTCTTCATATATTTTACTTTTTAAAACAGGATTACTAGTATTATTATATAATACAATAGCATTTTCCGTTTCTTGAGTAAAATAATTTTTACTAGGTGCTTTTTTAGGCTTAATTGAATTTTCTAAGGTTGAACTCATTTAGGATGTTTTGAATTTGGAGAATAGATTTAAATATAACCCCAACTTCATCATCAGCTTGAAACACGCCATTTCGATCAAGTTCTTTTAATTTTTTATCTGAGATTTCAATTGTACGAGATAAATTATCTAAATAAGCTAAATATCCAGCTAAAATATCTTCTTGCTTCTCATTTTTTCTTAAGAGATTAAAAGTTGTGAATCCTAGAATCACAACTAAAACTGCTAAAACGCAAACTGTAATTATTAAGCCTATCATAAATTATCTAACATATTTTTTAAACCATCACTTTTAAATGAACCTAAAGCTTTAGTTTTAGTTGTTAATTTTTTAGATGTATTGGGTTTTGTCCCTATGGTAAAATTCTCTTTTCCGGTATCCATGGACTTTTTATTTCCTTTTAATTTAGGTAACCATTCACGTTCAAACTCAATACGTGCCGCCATTAAATCGGCCTGATGAAGAATATAAGGTAAACAAGTTCTTGGTTTTTGTCCTGGAGTAAATGAA